GTCACTGAGAAAGCAAAGAGGCGACATGCCGATGAAGTTAAGCCACGACGCACCAACGAAAGGATCCAACCAGATGACTGAAAAAAAGTACGCATACGCAGCACATCAAATCAAAACCATCACCCCAATCAAGGACCGAATCATTGTAAGTGACATGGTGTTTGATCAGCGAACAACGCTGGGAGGCATCGTGCTAATGAATGACAATGGCAAGAGTTCTGGCATTCGCCCTCGCTGGGCCAAAGTCTACGCCGTGGGCCCAGAACAACAAGATGTCAAAGTTGGAGATTGGGTTTTTGTCGAACACGGGCGCTGGGGGCGAGGAATCGAGATTGAAGATGGGCAGGGCACAAAGACTGTTCGCTTGGTTGACCCAGAATGCATTATGATGATCTCTGACAAACCAATGGTTGATGAAACCATGTCAGTTGCAGTATAATCTACACTCACCACTCACATAGAAAGCACAAATGTCACATACACTGTGGACCGAGAAGTATCGACCAAAGACCACTGATGAATACGTTTTCGTAGATGAACGACAACGCACTCAAGTTAAACAGTGGATCAGTGATGGTATCATTCCAAATCTTCTGTTCACTGGCGACCCTGGTACTGGTAAGACCAGTCTCGCTAAGGTGCTGATCAACGAACTTGGCGTTGACCCGTATGATGTGCTTGAAATCAACGCTTCCCGAGAAAACGGGGTTGACGTGATTCGAGATAAAATCAATGGTTTCGTCCAAACCATGCCGTTTGGTAAGTTCAAAACTGTACTATTGGACGAATGTCTCGACGAAGACACTAACGTGTATATTATCCGAGACGGGGTACAACTTCAAGTCCCAATCAAGGCAGTTGATCAAGACACCGATCTCGTGCAATCTTTCAACTTGACAACTAACAAAGTTGAATGGCGTCCATTCGTCAAGCTTGACAAGGGCATTCAAGAGGTATATGAAATCGAGTTTTCAAATAACGAAACGGTAGTGTGCACTGCGTCGCACAAATGGTTCGTTGAACAAAACGGGAAACCTATTGTAGTGCGAACAGATGAACTCACTGACCACATGCATATTCTATCTCCCGATCTAACGAAAGTGGTGTGAATATGCCAGGCGGAAATAGAAAACATTTAGTCAAGCATTGGGAACACCATGAGCTTGCTGCACTTGTCGATGCGTATTTGAAAAATGAAGCTTGTTGTCCAGTAACACAAAAGAAACACAAAACATTTTACGATATACTGTATGGATTGGGCTTTTACTTAGACAATGAATCTCGAAAACAGTTTTCGCATATGGTAAATGTTGCAAAAGGTGTTGTTCCTGTTTGCGGCAACGCGGACTGTGGTGCATTACTCACCATTGATCGGTTAAGAGCGTCCGCGCGAGTGTATAACAAATTCTGCACTCAATGTTCAGCATCATATGTATGGGCTCGCAAATCTGACGCAAACGCAGAAGCAAGGAAAATACGAGGAGAAAAAGTTACAAAGTCCAAACTGCTGTTCTACCAAACTGATAAGGGGAAGGAAGTTGCAGCCAGAATCGGAGCCAAAAATAGCATTAAGATGAAACAGTACAACAATACTGAAGAAGGCAAAGCGCAAAATAGAAAAAAAGCACTCAACTCAAGTGTTGTCATGAAGGCAAAGATCCTTGCAGGTGAGTTCACCCCATGTACCCACAACTCACGAACTCACTGGCAAGCAACTATCACACGCAATGGAACTAAACAGGTTTTTCGTTCCTCGTGGGAGGCGTGTGTAGCTGTTAGTAACCCAACTTGGGAACACGAAACTGTAAGGATCCCATATTTTGACGGGACTAGACACCGAATTTACATCGTTGATTTTGTAGACCATGCAACTAAGATGTTATATGAAATCAAACCAGAGGCGCATGTATCTCGTGCTGTTTATAAAATTGAAGCAGCACATGAATGGTGCAAAAATAATGGGTTTACGTTTGTGCTTATCACTGAACGTAACATAAATGAATTTATCGACGAATCAAAGTTTGATTCTAAAACGCTTGTTGACATTCTGGTAAAAATGAAGAAAGGTGCATATGGAAAAAATCGCGATTAAATCGATCAAGAAGCTTGACGAGTTGCGGCACGTGTATGATTTGTCAGTTGAAGAAAACCACAACTTTTTCATTGGTGACAATACACCAACACTGACGCATAATTGTGACTTCGTAACAGCGGCGGGCCAAGCTGCACTACGCAATGACATTGAAACATATAGCTCCACTGCGCGATTCATCCTTACTTGTAACTACCGCGATAAGGTAATCCCAGCACTCAAGTCTCGGTGCCATGAGTTCAATATCACCAAGACCGATCAGACTGAGTTTACATGCCGTGTTGCTTCAGTGCTGATGAATGAAAGTGTTCAGTTTGAGCTTGAAGACTTGGATGAGTATGTCATGATGACTTATCCAGACCTTCGTAAGTGCTTGAATCAGCTCCAAGTAAACACAATCAATGGTAAGCTTTCAAAGAAAGACAAGGTTTCTTCTTCTGAAGATGGTGCACTGTTGGAAGCTGCCAGACTGTTTGAAGCGGGGAAAGTGTATGAGGCGCGGGTGCAACTAATGACGTATCTCTCTTCTTTCCCCACTCGTGTGGAGGATCTCTATAAGTGGATGTATCGAAACCTGAAGCTTTGGGGAAACACTAATGAACAGAAAGATCAAGCAATCATTTCTATCAGAGATGGACTTGCAAAGCTTGCGCTGGTTGGTGATGCCGAGATTAGTCTAAGTGCTACGCTTTGTGAACTGACCCAGATCAAACAACAAGGTTAACATTAAACCCGCCATTGAGCGGGTTTTTTGTTGGGATATCAACATTAACAACGCAGCTATGAGGTAATGTCTTGGGTGCCAAATGTCCGTGGCATCTCATTATAGTTTTCTTATCTCTTCTACCTGTCTTTCTCTATCGTGTCACTGTCGTGACACTCAGAACTTATCGAGTTTCTATCGAAACTCTCAAGTTCGTTTCTCAACCTGTTTTCTTAGAGTCATCCTAGCCGATTCTTTAGTTTCACTGAACCTATCACTTATATCAGGATCATTAGTGAATGGCTGTTTGGTATTGAATTACTCATTACCGAGGACACTGGGGGTATGTGTATTTTTGAATGATGAGAAAAACTGATGTGGCAAAGGGGCGCTGATCGCCCCTTTGATTTCTTCCACTACAGAAACGACTAAGGGCGCCTAAAGCGCCCTATATTCATTTCATCAACTTTTCTCATCACTCATCTACACATACCGCCCAGTGCTTTTTCAACTATCTCATTACCTGAGGGTGATTAGCTTTCGGGTCAGACATTCAAAGTTTTACTGCAGAGGGTTGACTATATCTTGCAAACCTTTACATCGTTTAAGATGTCAGGAATCTTCCCAGTAATTAGCGCCGCTTGTACCTACTTATTATGTCTGAAGTAGCAGTAGGCAAGCCCAGATCCCATACCCCTTGTTACTATGATCTGGCAACTTGTATCTTGATTCGACCAGTTTTGAATCTTTGATACTATCTCTGATGTGTCTCCACATCACAACCTATATTTGGAATAAGCAGAAACGTTATCTCCCTGGGGGAGTCGTTTTTAAGGCATCCGCGACGTGGTAGAACACGTCTTGGGTAGTCTGCTTATTACTGAGTCACCCATCTCGCCTACCGTCACAACATGAAGAGAACGGATTGTTGTACTTTTGAGGTAGTACGCCCTATCAGGTGATAACATTTTGTGACTCAGCTTCCCAGCGATTCATCAAATACAAGTGTAACATTAAAATCTCACTTGTCAATATATTTATTCCAACTATTTTACCCATACCACAAAGAAAAACAAAAAGTTTTTTCGTAGGAGGATCGGGTAAGGTGCAGCCACAAAAAAGCCCACCGTAATAGTGGGCTTAAACAAAAGAAGGGGTGACAACATTTTGCCACCCCTTCACACAACTTACTTGTTGTAGATGTTCAGAATCTTTGAGATTAGTCGGTGACGCTGTACATCCTTGAGTTCAAAGTAACACTGTTCAATGCCATCAACTGGATTGCGGTCAAGGCGATCTTGAAGATCCATAAGACCGTTTTCCTTAGTTCGGCGATCTGACTGTTCAACGTCACCCGTGATTACCATCTTGCTTCCCGTCCCAATGCGAGTGAGAAGCATCAAAATACTTGATGGTGTTCCGTTCTGCGCTTCGTCAAGAATCACCCAGCAATGTTTGAAACTTCGTCCACGCATGTATGCTAGTGGTGATATTTCAATCGTTTGTTCTTCTAACATTGTGGTAATTTCATCAGCAGTGTAATACTCACGAAGCACATCCATTGCGGGCCGAACCCATGGTTCCATCTTTTGGTTCAGATCTCCAGGCAAGAATCCATGTTGCTCATCATCCACCGTAACCGCTGACCGAGTTAGTACAATGCGTTCGCACTTACCAGCCTTCAGCGCTTTCACCGCCGCCAGCATCGCAAGATACGTTTTGCCTGTACCAGCTGGTCCACCTGCCACTACCACGTCAACCTCATCATCTAGCAGCGCGTTGATGTAATGCTCCTGATTCAGAGACTTGGGAATAAGTTCAACTTGCTT